TCAACAACATATCTACCTTTAAAATAATATTGTAAAAAAATAATTTCTTCATACAGTTTCAAATCTGGGTAAATTGATTTAAAATTATTTGTATTTTTTTGTGTTATTCTTACAGTGCTATGTGTTGGACAAGGTGGAGAACTCCAAATAAAATCAAACTCTTTATAATGTTTTAACAAATATTGGTGTGCATCTGCTACAATTACTTTATCATTTGGAAATCTTTCTTGGTATAGTTTGGCTAGTTCAGGGTCAAGCTCAACAGCAGTAACTTCAATGTCACTTTTAACCTCATTCCATTTGTATCTGTTGCCACCTAAACAGGCATATAAATTAAGTATCTTCACTTCTTAACTGTTGTAATTCTAATAATAATTGTGTAAAATCTTCTAATCTTAAAGCAACATAATCTTTTTCAAAGTTTTTTGTAAACACTACTAATGGCTGTTTGTGTGAACCTATGCAATCATTAGCTGACTGCTCTAAAGCCTTCCAAATGTTTAGCTTTTCTTGGTT